TATGTTTTTGAAATGGCTCGTTAAGTTCATACCAATCTTTTGCATAAAAGAAATCTCTAACTCTCATTGACAAATATGGTGTGATGAATTGTTTACCATTATTTCTAGCAATTCTTTCGTGCCATAGATAACCCGCTTGATTAAAATAATCAAAATAATTATCTCTAAATTCATCAAACTTTGCTTTTGTTTTACCTTTTGTATAATGTAAAATTGCTTTCTTACTTATACCATAATATCCGTCTGCTGCCCAACCACTAATCACAGCTCTTTCTTTTATTTGTGGATACATATATAAAAATGGAAAACAACACTCAAAATGAGTTTTCTTTTTACATTTAATTTCTTTTGCTAGTCTTAAAAAATCTTCCTCTAAATTGTTAGTTGGTACAATTATTGTAACACAATTCCAACCAAATTTCTTTGAAACTTCTAAAGCCTTTTGTGAATCATAAGTTGGTTGACCTTCTAAATGAAATGTATATGCTGTTATATCTTTACCAGCTCTTTGTGCTGCGAATGCAACTGATAAACTATCAACACCGCCAGAAAGTAAAACAGCGACTTCCTTGTCGCTGGTTTGTTCTTCAATCTCTTGTTGTAATAACTTATCAATCATTCTTTGTCCACTCTTCAGTCACATCTTCAACATTTAATTCTCCGTAATACATTGTATAAAAATCTGTAGGTTCACCAAAAGTATCTAGTAAATAATCGTAGCCACCTTCTTCCCATTTTTCGTCTAGTTCTTCCGTTGTAATACCTTTTGCATTTTCAAAATAAAAAGAACATTGGTCATCAACTTCTTGTTCTTCTACCATTGTATGGTCAAAATCAAATTCATTATAACTGTCATCTTTATCCCCAATAATATCTAAAAGTTCTTCATCATTTTCAACTTTTAAAATACAATGACCCCAACGGTACATATCTTCTGTGTTAAAAGAAATACCTTTCTTTTCATCTTTGTATATATTGTATTCATAAATGGACTTTTTCCATTTTGGTGATATTTTATAAAATTTAGTCATTTAAATATTTCTTTTTATACCATTTGTAAAACATCTTATCGCCAAAGTATTCTACAATGTGACTTGCTGGTACTTGGTCACTTCTAATACAATCAGCAACATCTTGGTACTCTGTTCTATCTATCTTTAATTGTTTTTGTGGTTTCATTTTACTTAAAGTCATAAGGTGTCGTTTTCTTTTTATCGGCTTCAATTCGTTCAATATTTTTTCTATTTCTTTCATACACTATATAGGCAATTGTAAATCCTGTTACATAAACAATCATACTGATAACACCATATAGTAAACCGTATTGAATAGTCATAAAGAAGAAAGGGCGCCGAAGCGCCCCATCTCGGTCAGTTTTAATTACGCATCAATTGGCGCAAGTTCTGATTTCTTAACAGATACTTTGTGATTGTTATACTTAAATTTAGTTCCGTATAACGATTGAATACCAGCAGCAATGATCGCTCTTGTTGGCGTTCCCATTCTGTAGTATTTCTTACCATTTACTCTGTTACCAAAGATCATATAACCTTCAGCTCTTAAAGTGTCAATCATTGATCTTGGTGACTCTAAATCAAATTTACTTTGAATAGTTTTCCAAGCAACGTTCTCACCTTTTGATAAAAGGTTTAACACTTTTTGTTTTTTTGATAAAGTTTTTCTACCTCTAGTCTCAGTTCTTTTCGCAACTTTAACTTTTACTAGTTCGTCTTTACCAAATAGGTTTTTCAATGTATTTAACATTATATACTCCTTCTTATATTTGAGTTTATTAATAAAACTATTTTACAACCTGCGAAGGCGATTCCTGTGGAATTTTGTTTAATCATTTATATCATCTCCCTCAAACATACCTGCTTGATCGTTTATATCTCTTAATTCATCTTTTATATCTGGACTAAATGGTTTATGTTGTTTATGTTTTGTATCCAGTAAACTTGTATAATCTATCTTTGCTGATTGTGAACCATCTTTTAACTTTTTTAAATCTACTAACTTATCAGATAGTATCTGAGCAGGGTGTTTTATATCAAAATCTCTATAAATCAAACCACGCATTACATCAACTAACACAGCCAAGTCTTTAGTAAATGTATCTTTATTTGTTTTGATTGCCAAGTTATAAAACTTTCTTAATAATTCGATACTAATATCATCTACTGTTGTTTCAATAAATTGTTTTGTTTGTTCTTGTGCCAATTTTTTTTGAAACTTATCGTCCTTCACTGGACCAGCAGTTGACTTCTCTACAATTTTATTTGTAGGAAACAAGATAATATTATCGTTTTTATTTTTAGTCACTAGTGATTTCACCTTTAAAGTTTACCTTTCCTTGATCTGCAAAGTATTCTACTAATTGATTATAACCACCGATCAATTTACCATCAATCTTTATTTGTGGCATAGTTCTTACAGGTTTACCTATATCTTCTAACATCTTTTGTGGAGAATCAAAGTCTTCCATTTTCTTTTCTGTGTATTCAAGGCCAAGATTTTTTACCATATGTTTGGCCTTGTTACAAAAGACACAATTATTTTTACTGTAGATTATTATTTCCATCGTCTTTACCTATTAAGTTATCGTAAGCGATCTTCGCTTTTTCTTTTACATTGTAAGCGTCAACTGCCTCTGAGATTGTGTAGTTATACATCTTATTGTATTCACCCATTGGTAATCTTAAACCAATCCACGCTCTATAATAACCCTCTTTAGTTATAGTTACATCTTTGGCAAAGATTTCATAACCTCTAACAGGTGTATCTTTAATTAAGTTAACTATCGTTGACTCAACTTCGGTTACCACTGATTTGTTATGTGATTTACCAATTTCTGTAATGAATTGTTTAGAAGATTTGTTCATCTCACCTTTGATAATGTCTGCCATTTCTGCCTTGGCAATCATCATACCTTTTTCTATCGCTAGAGATAAGTCTGGTGACACCGCAGTACCAACACCAAAGATACACATTCTATCTTTGTCTTTACCAAAAGTAGGCGTATCGCATGCCTTCTTTTCTGAAAAGTCATTCATATACCAGTTAGGTACTTTATTTAATACCTTACCTTTTTCACTTTTCATCTTATAAGTTGCAGAACAATTAGCAAGTAACAACCCTGCGCCTACAACTAATAGTAGTTTTTTCACTTTATTCATAATTATTTAACCTCACTTTGTACATTATATACTATTTCTTGTAATTTGTCAAGTCCAAAAGCAATATGATCTAAAAACTCTTGCCCTGACATGCCTGTCACAATTACAATAACTAGTGAGATTATGATTAGATTCTTAATCATTTAACCTCCCATTCACCATTTATCATTAAACAAACTTTTCCTGGTGATTTAAAAGCATGTTTATTCCGACTATAATATCGGCAATACTCTGGTGTACCTACATCTCTATAATAAAATTGAGCAAATAACTCCCAATAACCTGGTGTATCAATCCCCTTTTTACCATCAGCACACTCCAAAATTTCTTCTTTAATAATATTGTCGCCTTGTTGTTTAATAATAACTTTTACAAAACAATATTGACCATCCGTTTTCTCTGGTGATATTGATTTGATTTTACTATGTAATATCTTTTCACCTGAAAATGCTATACTTACAATACCAGGTACTAAAAGTAAAACCAAAAATATTAAAAATAAAACTCTTTTCTTATTCATATTCTATCCATTGTCCATCTGGTTTTTGACACGCAATACCAAATATAGTATTTCTATTTACACCACCAACACCTATCAACGGCCAGTTGTTTGTTATATCAACTGTGGCACTATAATCTTTACATTTAAATGGTCCTTTCAAATAAGAGTTTGTAGTATGTATGATACCACTATTACCTGTCTTTGAATTATACCAATTAGTATATGAAGAACCTTTAGGACTTGTATTTAAATGATCTACAAATACTGCATTGTGTACATCATAATCTGAATTGTACATAATTTCAGCACCAGCAAAAGCACCTGTCATCGCACAGGCGGCAATCGCATATGGATTATCTACACCCATTGTAACACAGGCACCAGTTGTTGTGGTTGCACCTGCAATTGAACCAACTTGCGATCGGTTCGCTGCACAGTTAGTCAACAATAGACTAATTAAAATTAACAGTATTATTCTCATTCACACCTAGTTTTTTTAATGTATCTTCTATTTCGTACAGTTCATCTTCTAATGATTGCACATTCTTATATTCCAATTCTTCGTTTATTTCTTCTTTTCTATCTTTTAAATTTTTAATTGTTATATCTTTATTTGTCATAAGGTTGTTTATCGTTTGCGATTATTAAGCAAGTCGCCTGAATATCATCAATAAGCTCTTGTATTTGCATATCTCGTTCAGGCGTCTTTGGATTATTGTATTTAAGATTGTAGAGTCTATCACTTGTCTTTTTGACACCATCAATCTTTAAACAGAAATCACTAATCTTGTGTATCATTTTTCTTTACCAATGATTTAATTTTTAACCAAGTATTTGCTAATTGTTCTTTACCATCAGCCCAACTTTTCTTTTGATACTCAACTGTTTTAGTTTTCTCGTTTTGTAACCAAGTCGTAACTGTATCATTCGCTGTCACATTTGTACTGAAGAGTACCAATGCAATTATCATTATATATTTGTTCATACTTTTTTTCCCATTGTTTTAAAGTCCTTCGCATCAACAATCATGTAAGGACCTTTGTTGTACGGAACACTAATTGTTTTGCCTTCTGGTATAGTGCTCGTATATTGTTTCTTGTAAGTAGTACCAGAAATTCTATCACTTGTTGGTGGTGATGGTCTACACTTATAGTCTGGCATTGGTGTGCCATGTCTTTGTTGTAGAATTTCACCACTGTCAACATCAATCTCAATACCTAGTGATCTAATGTATTGGTTGTGTTTCTTGTTTAGATTTTCTAACTTCTTTTTTTTCGCCATTTTCATAAATAAAAAACTCTAGTTCTTCTTGTTGTTTTTTCTCAGCGTAAGTCATATTAAATACTTTCATATAGAAAGCGTCTCTAGGATTTGGAGCTGACCAACAATCAATTGTATTCTGAAGTTGTTCTGGTGATATAGAAATATTACTAAAATTTCTAGGTACTTTAATCATATCTTCTTTTAAAGCGGAAAGATAAGCGATACGGTGTGTATAAGTCTCTTTCTTCTTACTTTGATCTTTTTTAGTAACGTCTTTAAACTCGTTAAATATTAGTTCTTTTGTGTACATCATATATTATTGTCCTTTGTTAGTGTTAATAGTCTTTATTCTATCAGGATTTGATTTATTTGTCAACCCCTTAAAAATCGTTGATTTTACTAGGTTTTGTGCCGCTGAGCGACCCGTATATTGGTATTTCGTACACGATTCGATACTACATACCCCCCTAAAATGCGCCATTATAGACCCAAAGCCTTTGTTATTTGTTCTTCACTTGTGGGTAAGGGTTTGCCACTTCTTAACCAGTCAACCATTTGTTCCATATAAAATGCCTCATCTTCTTTACCTTCATCATTTAATAACTTTGCTGCTGTCTTAAAGAATTTGAAGACTTGCATATCTCCATTTCTATCTAATTTCTTTTCTATCTTACCTGGTCTTTGATTACTCATTTATAAACCTATCATTAATACCTGTTGAGATTTCACCTAAACTATCGTCTCTACAAGCATAGATTAATATTTTTCTTTTCTTTTGTTTTAGTTTTTTAAAAGCATTAACAGCGTCTTTGTATGAGTCAAAGTAATATCTTTTCCAATTAGACTTACCTACATACTCTGTAACCTTATAATATTCAATCTTTTTTAAAACCCATTCTTCTCTCTTGTTTCTAGCTGTTGTTAATCCAAATGGCATTACTGTGTTACACTCCCCCATAATATTAATAGTATCATACCTGGTACTACAATTGACATAGGCCAAAATTCTAAAAAGTCTTTCCAAGTAAAGTCTTGTTCTTTCTTTTGGTTCTTTAAATCTTTTTTAATTTCTCTCATTAGATTGTTAATTGGTTCGCCTTTTTGAAAGTTTGGAAAACCAAGGTCATTACACATAGCAACTTGATTGTAAACTTCTGATAGTGTTTTTTTGTTTACTGTTATAGTTACTGTTTTCACTTAACACTCCTTTTCAAATCGTCTCTATTATTTACAAAAACTCTAATTAATCTGGACACATCTACTTCTTCCTCTTTCAATGTTTTTGGATTTTTAAATAACACTCTACTATCATTTACTTTTAAAATGTGTTCATTATCTACAATCACAGCATCGTCTGTGTGTTTACGCCAATCGTGTGAGCTATAATCTGCCATTACTTCCACCACTCTATTTCTTGGTTTAAAGCCACATCTACATCTGAATCTTTTTTTGTAGATACTTCTTTTATCTGATAAAGATAACACCAATTACCACCAAAAGTCACTGCGCCTGTATAGTTTAAATCTGTGTCGTACTGTTTAACATTCGCAGAAGTATCTAACTCTGCGGCAACATCTGTTTTCTCTGTTGCAATACCAATGTTTATTAGTTCACCAGTTCTACCTTTATCGTCTGTTATTATATCACCTAATTTAATTATCATATGTCCTCCTATTTGTTATCCTCACTACTCATCAATAAAACAATGTAGTGAATTGCTTTTAATAAATCTTTTCTATTTTTACCATTCTTCTTACCATATCTAGCAAGATATTTGATAGCATTGGCTTGACAGAAATCTTTGTCAATACCTAAATGTCTTAACATATCTTGTACTTGAAAACCATCTTTAGTTGTACTGTAATGTTCACTATAAGTTGATTTTATATAATTCTCTATTTCTTTACAAATTTTATCTTCACCGTATTTCATTAATGTATACCTCGTTCTTGTTCTAATATTTTTTTTATAGGATTTCTTTTATATGTTAATTTTTTATTAAAGTCTTTTCTAAATGATTGTCTTGTATCGTAAGATTGACCGTAATCATTAAACATTTTTTTATCACCCGCAGCTGTATCACCAAATACTTCTTCATAAGTTGTATAATATTTGTCTTCATCAATTAGTTCAACTCTTGTACAATTAGCAAAGTTAGTTGCAGTTTCTTTATAGTTCCAATCACAATGTTTTAAAATCTTCAATTTCATTTTTTGATTGTCAAATTTTGATCTATACTTTTCAGGTACATTTCTGTATATAGTTTCATAGGCATAAAAGAAATCACCTTGATGTTCTGGATCCATATACTCTCTTAAATAACAAACGTTAAAAGTTTTCTTTTTACTCACTATTGAATCTCCATTGTAATTACTTCTTCAACATTGTTCTCATCTATACCAACCATTGATAGATTGTCTAGTTCTAATATTTTAGATTTACAAGTATCTAAATCAATTTGACCGTCTTTCATTTTAGCGATAAACTTATCAACTTGATTTTCTACTGATGTTTCGATATATTGTTTTATTTTTGACATAGTGTTTTCTCCTTTGTTATATTCATAATATCATATTTTAAGTTATTTGTCAACACATATTTTGAAATATTTTGGTTGATTAATAACGTTTTTTTCTTCATATACTACTATAATATATGGAAAAAAGCAATAAGTCAAGGACTAATTTGCGTTGATTTTACTAGGGTTTTTGAAGATAAATGTTCTTGGTTTGTTCTAAAACCATAGATTTTTGACCCATTCTTGGTCCGAATCGTGTGGATTTGGGTATCCGTGAAATACACATACCTTGGCATTAGGGTCTTGTTCATATGTCATCTTTGATATATGGTATCTTAAACCCTCTCTATCAAACCACTTATATGATTGTGTCCACGAATCAGGAAATGATATAGAGTCTTTGTGTGTCTTAATTAAATCTGTTATGATGTTTTGATCGCCAACGTGCTTTCTAAATTCACTTCGTCTTTTCATATACTCTTTCCATATTAAATCACTAGTTGTATTATTATTAAACTTCATAATACTAGAATTAAATTGACCACTGGTTGGATTAAAGTCATTCATACCTACAAAGTTATGGTCTTTTCCATAGGTAAACATATCGTCTATATTCTTCATAATCACAACATCTAAATCCATATATAAAGTATTACCTTCTAGTTTACTATCAGGACTAAACAATTGTAACTTATTAAACCAACCATCAAAGTCGTGCCTAATAAATTCTCTAAATTCTATTTGTGTATGTTTTAATCTTCTTCTAATAACTGTATTATCTGTAAAACAAATAAACTTATGTTCTAATGTTGTATTTCGTTGTACCATATTATACAACTTTTCAACATACTCTATTTGGTACTTGTCACCATAATATACACACGCAAAATTCATATCATTAACCAATTGTAAGTTGCTCTCATACTCATTACAAGATACATTAACTCCATTAATGTTCTTGCCCAATCTCTATCTTTGTAACCAAAGTAAACCCACATAATACAAGATACAACACTTAACAACCAACCTACCCATTGAGTTGCAATGTTTGCACTAGATAATATAAAGACACTCATCATAGCTAAACCAAAGCCAAACCATCTGGCGCCATTAATGTTTTTATAATATCTAATTTTCATTTAAAAACCTATATGCTGTTCCGTCTTCTATTTCTTGTAAAGTAAATTGATTGTTTGCCACACTTCTTAACCACCTTGTCATATCTTCTCTTGCTGGCATTCTACGATCATTTATATCTGCTAATCTACCTGATACATAATAACATACATTATTTTGGTGTGTGACCACTGGTACTTTATTTAACACAGCGTCAACTGCTGATAAACTCATATTAGTCACTAGTGCGTGACAATCTTTTAAGTCATCTTTTATATCTGTTTCCCACCATTCATTATTAGGTCTTGGTTTGTTTCTCATTATAACAGTTCTATCTGTATAACATCTTATTTCTTCAGTTGTTTGTTTGATAAAATCTTTTTGCGATAAGTTATGAACATAGGTACAAACAGTTTGTGATGATGGCGCTAGTAATATGTGTTTACATTCACCTGTATTCCAACCTTTAAACTCTGCGTCTATACCTTGTTGTAATAGTTTTGTGTAACGTGCACCATCTCTAGGATCACCCATAGTCATATGTAAACCACCTTTGACTATTCTAAAATAAGTGGTATCGTATTTGTCTATTGATGGTGTTGGGTATCTAGTTATTTGATCTGTAATATATCCAACGTCAACCATCCACCATTCTTCACCTTTTTCTTTTACTTGTTTTATCTCTTGTAAGTTATTAGAGCCGAGACCCCAAAAAAAGTGTACAGGTTTCATCTTCGTATCTTTCCAACCTTTCTTTATTGCTGGAAATATTTGATGAGATAAACATGCTCCCCAAGGTATGTCGTGTGTTATAATCATATTGTAAATAAAAAGTCACCATCTGTTATTTCTGGTATCTTTGTTGCCTCCACACCTTCTTCAATTGATCTTACTGGTTTTAAACCTTCACCTTTGTGATTATAAAAACATCTATAACCTCTAACAAAGAAAAATTCAAATGTAGTTTCTACGTGGTACTTGTTAAACTTAGCATATACCTCAACCATACAAGTTGGTTTATATTCTAATATTGTATTCATTGCACCTTTTAAAACATCTAACTCTACACCTTCTACGTCTATCTTCATAAACCCTACATCATTAATTTTCATACTATCTATTGTAACAGTATCTACATTTATCATCGGACCATCAACT